GTTTGAAATACTATTGGTAACAGCATTAAGTGTTTGATCAGTCAAGTTCTGGTTGAATTGGAAGAATGTATCTACTTCTACAAATGTTGTGATTGGATCAACGAATCTAAGATTAAATGAAACAATTGCCAACTGAGCAGCAAGATCTAAAATAGCATTCTTTGTCGCTGTTCGTGTTTCAGTTGAAACAGTATCTTCAAATAGAATAGAAGTATAGACTGCACCAAACTCTGGTTTCAGAGCATCTTGTCCACCCCATGAAACAATATCATTGATTAGTGTAGAATAGTTACGTAGGATAAGCGCAGAGTAGTCTGCTGCCGTAACCATTCTGTTTTGTGTTGCATATTGGAATGGAGCATTCTGTCTGATTGATTCAATTGATTCTTTTTTATCACCACCAACAGAGTTTACCAAAGTGACAACAGATAGATCTTCACTAATTACACCAGAAGTAAAAGTGGTCACAGGAGTGAACACAGACGCACCATTTGCTACATCACCTTTGGTTGAAAGATATTGAACTTCAATTCTATTACCAGCAGAAGGAGCAATACCAAATGTTGAACCGTCCCCAAATGAAAGTTCAAAGTATCCATTGGGAGCTTCTTTTAAAATGTATACGGTAGAATTAGCATTGATTGTTGTTGCATTAAGAATGTTTTGATATGCTACAAATGTAGAAGAAGTTGCACTCTCATATACCTTGACAGTTACAGTATCAGCATCGATTGTACCATCAGGAATAACGTATATTGGATTATCTTCATATTCACCAACAAGGAATGTCTTAGATCTAAGAGTACCTTCATAAAGAGGAATCTCAGCAATGTCACTAGCTGTTTTGAACTCATAGAATCCTGATCCATTATCAGTTGCAGTATATGCTTCTACAGTTTGGAATGTATATTGAACATCATCAACATTTGATGTGAACTTTGTATATGCTGGAAGAGTAACACTAGCAGCTCTACCATCCGTTGATGAATTGAATGAAAGTCTGACCTTTGCTTGGGATGCTGTATCTGTATCAGGAACATATCCAACACCTTCTGCCAGCGATACCATAGATGATCTCAACTGAGCTGTAGGTAGATAAGATTCATTCAAAGCAAAGTTTGCAATCAGAGCATTGATGTGAGTGTTGTAAGCAAGAACATCTAAGATGTTTGATATCCCAGCAGCCTCAAAGTTATAGTCTTTGAACTGTTCTTGGTTTGCTAGATATGTCTTTAGATTGCTTTTAATATTATCGAAATCTAAAGCTGTTGATCTTATTGTTGTTGCCATTTTATCTCAACCTTGATACTGATGTTGTAAATGTTATAACTTCATCCGTGTTTACAACTTGATATTCTATTTTTACTCTTAAAGAGTTTTGATCTGGTTCTACATCTACATCCAAGTGAAGTAGCTTTGCACGAGGCTCATATGCATTGATAGCTTTTACAATCTGTTCTGCTAGCTCTTCTTCACTATCTTCATCAACCAACTCAAATAACATTGCTCTGATATTTCCACCAAAGAATGGTTGGAATGGTTTCTCAAAATAATTAGTCTGAATTAAGTTCTTCAATGCCTGAGTAACAGCAGCTGCATCTCTCTTAACATACAGTTCACCATTAGGCTTTACTGTAAACGACAAGTCAATATCACGATACAAACGTGTACGACTAGTGATAATAGCACTAGTGTTCTGGTTAGCATCTTGATTTGATAATACTCTAGTCGTAGCCATCGTTACTCTCTTTTAGCATTATTTATAATGGTTATACAACAACATTTTGTCTAACCCACTTAAACCAGTAATCAGTAGTTCTACCAGCAAAAGTTGTGTTCTTATATTTCCAGTATCTCTTAGGACCTAGATCAATGTGTAGAATTGTCGCACCAAATCCAAATCCTGTGAAGCCAGCTTCTGCAGCAGCTTTGACCAACTTAGCCTGTTGATCTTTGGACATACCCACAATACTGATATCAATAGCTTTACCATACCAGTGTTGTGATCCACCACCACGGCTAGGTGGCTTACGTGTAGTACCTTTTAGTGGTAATGCATCGTTAATAATTAACTTGCCTCCATAGAGCTGTTGCAATACTGAATAGTTTTCATTAAGCAGTAGTGTCAAGTTGCGTTCTGCTTGTCTTGTTACTTCTGGATGCGTATACTGAGATCTCTTTAATTGAGGATTTAAACTAGTGCTTAGATTGACTCCAAAGTCACCACCTAGATCCGACAATGTAATTCCATCAACATTAGATGCAATGTCAAGTTTCTTGGCAAGCACTTCTACAAGTTCACCTTGAGATAGTCTGTTACCATTAAATTCTGTGAATACCTGTCTTCTAAACGTCCCTTTGAAAGAATCATCTATTTCAGGCATTGTGATAATAAGTCTTGCTGTAAGCACAGGATTATTGTTAACACATTCAATAGTATCATAAGATAATATAAGTTGATCAAAGTATGCATTGTCTTTTAACCACACTGCAATATCAAACAATCTGGAGTTATTAGAATTACCTTGTACATCAACAGCCTTATAGACTACTGCTCTCCCTTTTGATTTCAAATCATTAATACTACCTGCAGTAATCTTTTCACCATTGCCAGGACGATATAGCCCTTCTGTCACTTCTAGTGTAACACCTTCAAATTCTTTTTGGTTGATCTGAATTAGTTTAAGAATTGTAGCCTGCGGATACAAATGTTTTAGAATGTTTCTCTTAACATCTTCACTGCGTATGTACTTAATGTTAACAGGATCTTCTGTTCCTAAAAACTTAGAAAGCGAGATGTTTGCAGATAGCTTTGTCTTGGCAGTAATTGATGTGATTGATTCTGTACCAAGATTCAATGGATTGTACAAAGGATCTGGCAAGAACTGCTTTACAACATTACGCGGAATGAATACAACATTATTAGTTGCTGACACAGCATCCGCAAACCTTGCAGCTTGTACTGTTGTTGATTCACCATCAACAATTCGTCCAACTGCAGCTGGAGTTGGAGTGCTAAATTGTTCGCATAGTGTACCCTCTTCAAGCAATGATCCAACAAATTTATTATTACTTCTGTTTGCAGGATCTCTTAGTTTAGATCTAACAGCCTTAGCAGTCATTGTCTGAGTTGCAATGCCATCATATCTGTTTGCTTTATCCATAAAGTCTTTTAGATAGTTGCCAACGTCAATTTTAACTTTACGGATACCACCAGCAGCCTTTAACAGGTATGTTAGAACTTTTGTTGAGGTTGGGGTTGTTATTGTAGGAGTGTCAGCTGTAATCGAGTCTTCATCAGCTGTTAGATTTTCATCATAAGTCTGACTTCTTGCAACATCTGCAGTACCCTTTAGATTACCTGTAAATACAGTAGCTGTAACACCTCTATCAAATATAGCACCATTGCCAACAAAGTCAACAGCAGTACCACCAATAACTCCAGAACCACCTTGTATAGTCATATTATTAGCCGAAGCAGTCACATTGTCAGAAGCTATGTTAATATAGTCTTCTGATGTAACATTCATTTCACCACTTGCATAAAAACCGACATTACCGTTAATATTATAATCCACATTCCCTTTAACATTATACTGATGTCCTCCTAATATTGTATCTGTCACTTGTTCCGTGACAAAGTTCGCAACATTACCTACAACTGAATTAGTTACACCTTTGAAGACTTCTTTTGTTTCCGCACCACCAATAACTTCAGTTTTGTTATTTTTTACATTGACATTAAATTCATTACAATCTATATTGAATTCACCTGCTACCTGCATATCAACATTACCTTGATAGACAAGTTTAGCATCGCCAACAATTGTTATGTGTTGATCACCCCCAGCAACCTCAATTCTGTTGCCAAGTGAACTAATCGATATACTACCATCAACACCAAGTTCGATACCAGCCCCATCTGCATGTTTAATTAGAACACGTTCGTTACCAGGTGTGTCATCTACTTCATAGACATGACCTGTTATAGAACGAGCAACCTGATTATATGGATAGATCGAACTAATATATTCTTGTGCCAGGATCTGAGCAACACCTTCTGATGATGCAGCCCACTTTAAACTGTTTCTTGTTTCACCAATAGCCTGCTTATTGATGTTTTCCTTTTTCACATGTTCAGCTGTAGGAAACTGACCAGTTGGATCTTCTGCTTTGTTTGAAGAAGTTGCCCCTGCTAAGTTCTTTACTTCGTCGTTTGAAAAGTCGCCCATATTATATTCCTACGTAAAAGTTAGCAAGCTGTGTTGTTGTTAATGGATCCTGAGTTGTTGGATCGTAATTGGGTATGTTTGTTTTGCCAAGTTTTTGTTTTACAAACAACGGAACATTCAATGCATCCTCGCCTGCATTTATTTCCCATCCTACATCAGCTGCAGAGAAGATCTGTATTCCAGGCTTTGCTGTAATTATCTGATCAAGTAGAAGCAGCAGTTTATCTCGCTGGCCTGGAGCAAACTTATGATATAGCGATTCTGTGTTGACGTTCACAGCAATTAGAATACTTCTTTGATTGTGATTATTTGTAATCAGTTTTGTCTTTGAGCTGGCTTCTACTTCTAGTGGTCTTCCTCTATAGATTACAGAATCATATCCAATATAGAAGTGTGGATTAAATCCTATATCATAGTTGTTTACATATAGAGTATGAAAGTTTTCAATAGTAGCACCTGGACCTGGTAAGAACATTACAACAACTTCTGTAACTTCTCTTGTCATTCCTAGAACCTCAGCGGTCACTTCGGATCCAATAACAGGAGTAAACACATTCTTATTGTTTACATCTGTTGATGCTTCTCTCCAAGTATTTTTAAACGAATCGGTTCTTTGCACTGTGACGTTAACCGGAGTCTTAGATTCAGTCACCTGAGCACTAGCTTTGTTGTTAATTAAAGCAATAACAGCTTCTAGCTCTGCAATAGTTTTATTTGAATACTTGCTAAGTATCTTAGCTGCTTCACTTATCTTATTTTGCTGCTTGAGTTGTATGATTCGTTTTAGATCACTTTTTGGAATTGATTGATTTGTAACAGGTCCTAACAAGTTCTGTGTTGAGCTCAATGCTTGCTCAATAGTATTTTCAACAAGTGAACTGAATCCTTGATTGGCAAGATTAACTAATCTTTGACTATTAACAGCTAATGATGAGACAGTATTGCTAAGTTGAGATGAAACAGATTTAAAGTCAGGAAATACATTGCCAACAATATTCTGAACAGAATTGATAGCCAGATCTTCGACATTTTGATCTTCTGAATTTAATGTATCAACATTTCTTTGAACAATATCAATTACTTGATTACCTGTCAGTGTAGTAGTTGTCTTTAGTGCCGTTGCAAATGCTTCTGGAAATGGAGCTGTAATGACAACATCTAAGAATCCATCTGCAACCAATGCAGCCTTGCCAGTGATAGCCTGTAGATCAGTTTTAAAAGATCCTACTTTCTTTTTAAGATCTTTTTCTGCAGCACTAACATCTAGCTTGGCAACACCTATTTGCTGATTTACCTGTGCTGGAACAGATCCCGCAACATTTTGTAAAACATCTGTAGTTGTGTTAGCTACTTGTTTAAATCCAGCAACAACACTGCCTTGGTTTTTGTATACAGATGAGAATGCAGTCTCAAAGTTTTGCTTTACTTGATTAACCTGAGATTGTACTGGATTTGAGTTAAGAGATCTTTCAAGAGACTTGAACGCGTTGGTGAGGTCTTGTCTAATAGTCATACTGCACCTCCACTGCTAGCTGCATATGCTGCAGCAAGTCTTTTTGATTCTCTATATGCATCATATGCAAAAGCAGCTTTCTCTTGTCTGTCGGGCAACTTTGATGGTTTATCCTCTGGTCTCTCAAACTTCCATAGAAAGTAATATGTTGCATTTGAGTTTTGTTGTTGACTGTAAGGAACATCAACACTATATTGATGACTGATTTGTTTATTGCTTAGTAGTCCCCACACTTCATGTACCGAGTTGTTTTTCATCTCCCAAACTAAAAAGTTTAACTGAACAAAGAAGTCGGTATAAGACTTTCCAGGAAAGTTTTCTTTTGTATAGTTTCTTAGATCTCGTAATCTGTTACCAGCCTTTTCTTGTGGATTCCATTGAGCAATACCCTCTTCACCAACTGATCCTTTTGGACCATCAGGAAGTATTTGTGACTCAGCAATTAAATTACCAACAACTCCAGCCGCAGCTTCTGGATTAGCTATACCTGCATCCAATAAGAATTGCATTGCTATTACAGCTCTTGTCTCTAGATTGTCACCGCTTTGTTTGTACATATCAACTAGATTAGGATCAAGAATCACTCCATCAACAGTATAATCACTAGTCAACGCTCCTCTGCGACCTGTGCTATTGCTTTGAGCTCTTTGTGTCGATGAAGGCACCTCAAATTGAGTCATACTACCTAATACGATAGGCATTTGAGATAATTTGCCATCCAAGAACATTCCAAATACAAATGCACCATTAAGCACTTGAGGAATCTTACCTATTCCAGATGTTCCACCTTCTGTTGTTGGTAGCACGCACTTTGCCCACGGAAGATCGTCATCAGAAATATCTTCTGAATGCAATCCAAGTACTCTAATTTTTACACGACCCTTAGGTTGATCTTCCCAGTCAATTACTCTGGCAACAAACCACCTAGTATCGTCTCCATAAAAATTCATTAGTCAATCCTTCTAGGCTCAGTAATTCGACCAACTTTAACAACAACATTGTGAGTATCACTGATTAGATCAAATACATGCTTCTTTGCAATCATAATAAAGTTACCTGATCTACGCTCATCTACCTGCTGTGATACACTATTGATATCACCTTCTTTAAGGACATTTATCTTTATCTGATGACCTACTGATCTATTTGTATTTCTAACTGCAAAAGATAAACCAGGAACAGTTATTGTAAAGCTATTATCTGC